GAAAAATAATCAAAAAAAGAAGAGTAAAACATCTTCATAAGATAAAAACTACAAAAGGATGTGAAACTTGTGGATATAATGAGATTGGTTATGCTTTGGTTTTTGCTCATAGAGATCCAATGACAAAAAATAAAAAATGTGTAGGACAAGGTAAGGGTGGATCTGGAATGAATGGATTGACCAAACAGATATGTGTGATTGGGGCTAGAAAAGACAGTAGTAAAAAAAATAGAGGATACATAAAAGAATTGTTTGTAGAGATTAGAAAGTGTAAAATTTTATGTATGAATTGTCATACTATCGAAACAATGGTCGCAGGAGAACATGAAAATTGTGTAGAAACCTATAAAAATAGAAAGGCTTCAGATGAGTGAAGAATATCAAGATATAGAAACTGTCAAATATTCATTTGTAGTACGTGAAAATGATGAAACTGAATTTACTGCTATTCGTATTGATGAGGGTAAATTCAAAGGAGTTATCTATGGCTACAATGAGGTTGGAGTAGGTGAGGAAACAGATGAAGGTGGTTTGAATTTACATTTTACGATAATTCCTTGTAAAAGTGAAAACAGTAATCACATTGAATTTGAAGAAGAGTTTCACAAAATTTGTGGAGACATTTTAATATCATGTATGGAAAAAGGCCTAAGAAAGGAGGATGAAGTTGACATTATCTACAGAGACAGCGATTCTGAGTCACTTGCTGACGAACGAGAATTATACAAGGAAAGTCTTACCATTTCTGAAAAATGAGTATTTTGAAAATGGTGAGAACAAAATCATCTTTGATGAGTTTTACAAATTCATGGATGAATACAATGCGATTCCATCTAAAGAGGCGTTGCACATTGAGATAGAAAAAAGGAGTGATCTAAATGAGGAAGCTTGGAAGAATACTCAGAAGGTTCTCAGTTCCTTGGCAGCTGAAGAAGTTGACGAGAGATGGTTGGTCAATGTTACAGAGCGATATTGCAAAGATAGGGCCATTCACTTGGCAGTCCTTGAGGGAATCCACATTATTAATGGTGATGACAAGGATCGTAACGCTGATTGTTTGCCTGATATTTTATCCAGCGCTCTTTCTGTTAGTTTCGATAGCTCTGTTGGTCACGATTACATTCATGACGCCCTTGATCGTTTTGAGTTTTATCATACGAAAGAGGAAAGGATTCCATTCGATCTTTCGTTCTTTAATGAGATAACCAATGGAGGGCTTCCTAACAAAACTCTTAATATTTGTCTTGCTGGAACTGGTGTCGGTAAGTCTCTTTTTATGTGCCATCAAGCTGCTAATATCTTGATACAGGGACACAATGTTCTGTATGTGACAATGGAGATGGCAGAAGAAAGGATTGCAGAACGTATTGATGCAAACCTCATGGACTTGACAATGGATGAGTTGCATGATTTACCAAAACAGACATTTGAAAGTTCGGTTGATAAAATAAAGAACAAGACCAAGGGAACTCTGGTCGTAAAAGAGTATCCTACTGCATCGGCCCATGTGGGTCACATCAGAGGACTACTCAAGGAACTGGCAATGAAGAGACAGTTTGTACCTAAGATAATTTTCATTGACTACCTAAATATTTGTTCATCATCTAGATTTAAGGCAAATGCAAATGTTGGATCTTACTTCTATATTAAAGCGATTGCAGAAGAGTTACGAGGACTTGCTGTGGAATGTGACTTACCAATCGTATCGGCTACACAAACGACTAGATCGGGATATCAGAGCAGTGATATCGGATTGGAGGATACCAGTGAGAGCTTCGGTCTACCTGCTACAGCGGATTTCATGTTCGCTCTCATCCAAACTGAAGACTTGGAAAAACTCAATCAAATACTTGTTAAGCAACTTAAAAATCGGTACAATGATCCCACAAAGAACAAAAAGTTCGTTGTCGGGATTGACAGAGCGAGAATGAAGTTGTATGATTGTGAACAGTCTGCACAAGAAGATATCGTAGATTCTGGTCAAGATGATCAGCCCGCCTTTGATAAATCGATAGACACTACCGATTGGAAGTTCAATTAATATAAATACTTTCTAGTATATTATATTCACATGGGAACTTGATACAACTCGCCTTTACTGTCTCTAGTTCCCCTTTTTTTAAAACACAAATGTATACTTTTAAGTCATATCTAGCAGAAGGTTCTACCGAAGCTGCAAAAGAAATGGAATTTGTCCTAGTTGATGCAGCTGGTGGAGATAGTGGTCAAAGGGGGGTATATAAAAATTTGAAACCCTATGCAGTCAAAAATGGTTTTGAAACTCCTTTGGAATTAGGAAAGAAAATATTATCCAATGCAAATATTAAGGTAAGTGGAACTAATAGAATGTCAGTTTCAGCTCCAGTTAGTAAAGAGTGGAGAGGTTCTAATACTACACCAAAAACAGATATCATTATAGGTGGTGAAAAGATTTCTCTGAAAAAGGGATCATCTCAAATTATGTCAGGTGGATCAGATGAGGCTTTATCTACATTTGAAGTTGCAGTCAAGGGTATAGGTGGATTTGATCAGAATCTTGATAAACTAGCAAGAGATATAGAGCAGGGAATAAGAAATTTAATGCCATCTCATGTTGGAACACAAATGGGTGGTGCTTCCATTCAGAAAAAAGGTGGTACAGTTTATCAAAAAACAAAATCAAAACAAGGAAAAATTGCTGATGTTGCTGCTGGATCATTCGACAAAGATAAAGTATTGAAAGCTGGTGATGATCTTAATATTAGATTAAAACAACAATTTGCAGATCTGTTCGCAGGAAATCAACAATTTAAAAAACATTTTGTATTTGAAGCAATGACAGGTGCAGTAAAGTTTGGTGGTAATGAGGGAACAGCTGAGTCTTTTTTAGTAGTTGACTTTGATGGTTCTGCAAGTTATCATAAAGTATCGTCACCAAATGATCCATACGTTGAGAAAATCTTACCACAAGTCAAACCAGATGTAAAATTTAAATCTACTGCTGTGACCAAAAAAATAGATGGTAAAGATACCAAAACAGGACATTATAGATTTTGGTCTACAGTAGGACTTGGTTATAATGCAGGAGCAAAAGCATTGAAAGAAGTTTATGATCAAGTTGATACAGGAGAACTAGAATACCTCTCAGAAGGGTTTTTTGATTCAATCAAAAGAGCATGGAATAAATTTAAAACTTTCTTAAAAACACTTTTCACTAAGGTTAAAAAATACGTTACCAGTTCAGCTCAAGCCATGATGGATTTTCTTGGAATTGTGCCGGATATTAGGTATAATAACAAAGTGACATGGTAAGATGTTAGATTTTAAAGGATTTCTAAAAGAAGGTGGTGGTGCTGTCATGGGAGTTGACAGAATCAACCAAGAAAATGTAGAAGCAACTTTAAAGGCAATATCAAAGGGAGTTGTTAGCGTATTGAAGATTAAGGACAATGATACAGCAGTATTAGGTTCAACTGGAAAAAAGAAGGCAGGTGGTTCTTCAGGTGACATAGATCTCGCAATTGATGCTAACAAAGTTTTACGAGCTAATGGAATACAAATTGCAGATGAACTATTTGATTTTATCGCAAATAAAGTAAAGAAAATATCTAAAAGTGCTGTATCCAATAGAGGAACAGGAGTAATATCCCTCAAATGGCCAATATCAAATACTGATGGTAAACAGGCAAATAAAAAAGTTCAACTTGATTTGATGATCGTTGATAATATAGAGCTCGCAAAGTTTAACTTTTGGAGTCCACATGAAGAACAATCAAAGTGGAAAGGTATCTATAGAAATATATTGTTATCATCTATGGCTTCAGTTATGAATCTTAAAGTTCTTGAAAAGGGATATGATGAAAATAATAAAGAGATACCTGTATTATTTAAAAGAAATTTCATAGATTTAAAACGTGGTCTGATAAGAGGATTACAAACAAGAATAGGTAAATCTGGAAAATTATTTGCGAAGGGAAGAAAACAGACTCTTGAGACTGAAGTTTTAGAGGATCAACCAGAAGGTATTGTAAAGGCAGTCTTGGGCCCTACATTTACAGTCAGAGATGCAGAAACATTTGAATCACTATTTAAAATTTTGGACAGTCCTAGATATCCATATAAATCCAAAAAACGTGAGGTCATTAATACATTTGTAGCCGTAATCAAAAAATCTCATAAGGGTCTGGTGGTTCCAGATGAAATGGAAGAGTTTGTTAAATGAGGACTTTTAGACAATTTATACTAGAAGCAAAAAATACACACCTATTACATATTGATCAATCAGTATTAATTGATGGTAGCTCAGGTGTAAATGTCACAGTAAATTTTCTAGAGTCTCTTGTAGAGATGTTAAGTGGTGGTAAATCTGGTTCTCTAAAAGTGGGACTTAAATGGGATGGAGCTCCTGGCTTGGTTGCTGGAGTAAATCCTGAGAATGACAAATTTTTTGTGGGTACTAAATCTACGTTTTCAAAAGGTACTCCAAAGATCAATTATACAAACGCAGATATTGATAAATTTCATGGGGGTCAGGGTGAGCTTCCAGACAAGTTGAAACTTGCACTAAAATTATTACCCAAGATTTGGAAAAATAAGGGAGTGTATCAAGGTGACTTGATGTTTACCCCAGACCAAAAGACTAAAACTACAATCGATGGAGAGTCTTTATTATTGTTCAGACCAAACAGTATTGCTTATGGTGTTCCATCAGATAGTGAATTAGGACAAGAAATAAATAGTGCCAAGTTAGGTATAGCAATGCACACAAGATACACTGGAACTAAACTTTCAGAGATGTCTGCATCCTTTGATGTATCTAAAAATGAGTTCAGAAAAAGTAAAGATGTTTGGTTCGATGATGCAAATTTAACGGATATAGGTGGGGCTCTGTTCAGTAAATCAGAGACTGCCAAATTAAATCAAGATCTAAGTTTGCTTAAAGGAATGTCCAGTAAATCAAAAACATCTATAAATAATTTACAGAGGGTTTCTAAAGGAATAATTACTGAATTTGTTAGGTTTGATGACAGCGAAGTTAGAAGAGGAGTTGTTGTCAAAAATTCCAAAAAATATTTTACCAATTTTATTGAATGGTTGGTCAATAAGAAGAAAACAAGTTTAAAATCATTTGATGAGAAAAAAGAAAAAGGGTTGAGGGATAAGCTAAAATCTGAAACCAAAGATTGGTTGGCTGTCATAAATTTTGTGTCTCAGTCAATTGTCATAAAGGAAAAGGTTATCACTCAGTTAAACAAAGTAAAACAACTTAAAACTTTCGTAAAAACAGATTCAGGATTTGACGTAGTAGGCCAAGAAGGATTTACTGCAATATCTGGTGAAAAAATTGTCAAATTAGTTGACAGATTAGAATTTACAAAGAATTTATTTACCACTACTAAAAATTGGGATGCTGGTAAGAAAAATTAAACCATTATGTTGTCGTAAACACAAATAGGAGTCACATGAGATATTCAAAAAGTTGGACACAAGCATTAAAAGAAGTCCAAGAACAAACAGGTGTTCGCAAAGTAGATTTTGTGGACGGAATCACACCTGACCTTCAGGAAGCAAAACCTGAGTTTGAGGTCAAGTATGCATCTTCAAAGAAGGGCCCAATCAAGGTCAGTAAGTTTATGTCTTTAGAGGATGCCAAAAAGTTCCTTGCACAAGTCAAGAAAGAGGGAATGAATGGAATCATTTCCAAGGGTGGAAAACCTGTCAAAGAAGAATTGGATGACGAAGACAAACCAGTTGTCAAAAAAGTAGTCAAGATGCTGAAGAAGGCAAGTCAGGCTCATGCAGGGCAGGCTGATGACTTGGAGAAGTCAATGAAAGAACATCACGAAAAGGATGCAAACGGAGAACCAATTCCACATGATGATGAGGAAGATATTGAAGAAGCACGAAAGTCTTATGATGACGTAGAAATGAGAAAAAAGTTAAAAACTCCTAAGCATGCAAATAGAAAAACTGCTGGAGATGAAAAAAAGAAAAGAGAACTCGATCAAAGAAAAAGAGCAGGTCTTGAACAAGTTGAGGTTGATGAAAAGGCATCTGACTACGAAGACCAAATCAAAGCGTTCTTGGCAAAGGGTGGTAAGGTTCAAAAAGGTGACAAACCTGATCAAAAAAAGATAGACAAAGTTACGAAAGGTTTCATGAAGAAACTTGGAGTGATGAAGAAGAAAGAAGCAGAGTTGGATGCAAAGGCAAAAGCAGAGCTTGAGAAGATGATGGGTGAAGAAACTCTTGATGAGGCAAACTACGAACTCTATCATAAAGATTTCTCATCTGCAATGCAGCACGCTTATGCTCATGCAAAGAAACAAGGATTTACAGTAGATCCAGAAGAGATTGATAACAAGGTCGCAACTGGGCCCAGGAAACCATCAAAAGGTAAAACCAATCGATACATTCTGGGAACAGACAAAAAGAAAAATGTCCACATTCAGGTTGCAAATTTAGACAACAAGAAGTTTGAACTCAATATGTATATTGAAGAAACAGAACTTGAAGAAGGTAAAATGGGTGATTCAGACCAACAACATAATGCATTGGTTGCTACCAAAGCAAAAATGTTGATGAAACAAGCACTCAAAAGTGGAAAATCACAATCACAAGCCTGGTGGAATAAACAAGCAAAACTCGCAGGACTTATGGAAACCCCAGAAAAGGAAAATATGGATATCGAAGAAACCATCAAACAAGTTGTTGAAGGTTATCATAAAAAGAAAAAAATGGAAGATGCATCCAATGATAAATCGGATGATGGTGAAGGTATGGACAAGGTAGATCCAAAAGCTGTCAAAAAGAAGTTCAAAGATCGTAAAGATAAAGATCTGGACAATGACGGAGACACAGATGGATCTGACGAATATCTTCATAAGAAGAGAAAAGCAATCTCAAAATCAATGGAGAAAGAGGAAACAGACTCACCACTTTACTCTCATGTAAAAAGATTACTGAGGAACAAATGAAATCTTTTGAAGAGATTAGAGATGATGTAGACCAAATATCTGAGGTCGATATTGGCACCCGAAAGGCAATGGCAAGAAGACTCAAGATCATTGGAAAGAAAGCATCTACTAAATTCAGAAAAGAAAAAAATAAACTCAAAGCTTTATCTCAAGATGCTGCCTTAAAGAAAGGGATGAAGAGAGCAAGACAATTTGTTATGCAGAGAGTGGTTGGAAAAGGTAAAGATCTTGCAGATCTATCTCCTGCTCAAAAAGAAAAAGTTGAAAAGAAGGCAGACATGGCTGCAAAGAAGATGGGTGCAAAATATAAGGCACTTGCAAAGAAATTTGCAAAGGTCATTAAGAAAGCACACACGCAGAGAGCTGCAGAATTGAAAGCAAAGAAAAGCGCAGAAGTTACATGAAGAAGTTTTCTCAATTTGTAGAGGCAGTAGGTAAAACTGCTGTCTTTACATTCGGTAGGTTCAATCCACCTACGATTGGACATCAGAAGTTACTACAGGCAACTATAAAGGTTGCAAGAAAAGAAGGTGGTAAAGCACATATTTTTGGTAGTTTCTCACAGGATAAGAAAAAGAATCCTCTGTCTCACAGTCAGAAGATGTTTTATCTTTCCAAGATGTTTCCGAAAGAAATGAGAGGACAGAGCTCTACTTTATCCTTGAGAACCGCAATTGATGTTGCAGTACATTTAAATGATCATGATCGATTGGTTATGGTTGTAGGTAGTGATCGTGTCAATGACTTCCAGACTCTATTAGACAAATACAATGGAGTTGATGGAAGGCATGGATACTATAGTTATTCAGAAATAAAAGTAGTTAGTGCTGGAGATCGTGATCCAGATGCAGAAGGTGTTACAGGAATGTCTGCATCAAAGATGAGAGCTGCAGCTGGTAGCGGGGATTATGAGTCTTTTAAATTAGGTTGTCCAAAGGGATATGATTGTTCCAAATTATATGATGATGTTAGAAAGGGTATGGGAATTTCAGAAGGAGTAAAAC